GATTCTCAACTAAAGAAATACTTGCATCTACAAAAGCAACACTTGATTTAGCTGCTTCTTTAGATGTTGGTTTGGGTGAAGCTGCAATGATAGCTGGTTCTACATTAAGAGCTTTTGGCTTAGAAGCTGAAGAAACTCAAAGAGTGGTTGATGTAATGGCTTCATCAACAAGTAAATCTGCTTTAGATTATGATGCTTTAAGGGAATCTTTAAAATTAGTAGCTCCGACATCAAGAGCTTTAAATGTAGACATAGAAGAAACTACTGCTTTGCTTGCTACTCTTGCTGATAATGGTTTAAAAGGTTCTGTTGCTGGTACTGGATTAAGTAAAACATTTATTGAATTAAATAAAAAAGGTATTCCATTAAATGAAGCACTTGAAAGAGTTAAAAACAGCTCCAATTCTCTTAATGAAGCTATTGATTTAGTTGGTGTTGTTGGTTCTAAATCACTTTTAACTTTAGCTAATAACGCACCTAAAATTGATACATTAACTAAATCTTTTAGAAACTCACAAGGAGCAGCACAAAGATTAGCAGAAACAAGATTAGACAATTTAGCTGGAGATACAACAAAACTTGGTTCAGCTTGGGAAGGTTTTTTATTATCTATTGAAGATGGTGAAGGCTTATTTAACAGCATTGCAAGAGGTATAGTTCAGGCGACTACAAATTTATTAGGGTTTATAACGCCATCACAGGAATTGGCAGATACATATTTTCAACAAGTTGAAGCAGTAAACACTTTGGAATCTTCAATGACTCCGCTTCTTACAAGGTATGATGAACTTGCAACTAAAACAGATTTGTCAAATACAGAGCAAGAAGAGCTTGACGGATTAATTTTAAAAATAGCACAAGACATACCGCAAGCAGTAACTCAGTTTGACGAGTATGGTAAAGCAATGGGGATTTCTACAGAAGCTGCAAAAAAGTTTCTTAAAGAATCAAAAGATATATTAAAAATACAAAACAGGCCAGCTATAGAAGAACAGCAAGATGCAATTGAAAGTTTAAACGATAAATTAAAAATTTATGGAAATGCTCTTGAAAAAAGAAATGGTCAATTTGTAAGGGAAGTAAGAACCTACACAAAGCTTGGTGGTGAAATTATTAGTTACGTTAAATTAACCACCAAAGAAATACTTGCAAGGTCAAACAGAAGGAAAGAGATAAAAGAAGAAATTGATGCAAGAACAGCAATGATTGCCAAGCTTAAAGGAGAAAAAACTGCCGCTGAATTATTGTTAGAAGAAAAAGATAAAAACGCAAAAGCAAACGAGGGGCAAACTGTTGTTATAAGAGATTTAATAAAAGAGCAAGAAGAACTATTAGAACAAGCCGAAAAATTACCGCAATCAACAGAAGCGGAATTAGCTGTTAAAAACAAAAAAATTAAAGTTATAAATACTGAAATTAAAAGGTTAAAATCTTTAGGAGTTGAGAAAGCAAAACAAATAAAAAATACAAGAGATTTAATTCTTTTAAAACAGCAAGAGCTTAAAGAAATACAAAATACTGAAGCAAAAACAAGAGATGAAATTGCTGCAAGAAATGATAAAGTTAAAGCAATACAAGCAGAGATTAAAGAGTTACAAAATTTAAAAACAGCTAAGTTTAATATAGAAAAAATAGATACAGAATCTTTACCAAAGTTAGAAAAAAGAGAGGCTCAAAAAGTAGAAGTAAGAACAAGCTCAGAAGAATTAGTAGCAAGGAATATTAAAAAAATCAATAAAGGGCGTACTCGTGATGATGTTATTAGAGAAGATGAAGCTCATCAAAGAAGAATGGCAGAAGCAAACACAAGAATAGATATTGCTTCAAATGCCTTAGGTTCTATTGGTCAATTAGCAGATGCTTTTGCAAGAGGTGATGAAGCAAGAGCAAAAAAAGCGTTTAAAATAAATAAGGCTGTTGGTATAGCGCAAGCCACAATTAGCACTGCACAGGGTATTATGAATGAATTAAGCCATCCAGTTAAAACTTTGACTTTCACAAACTATGCTGCTGCTGCTGCAATGGCACTTGCTGGAGCAGCTCAAATAGCAACTATTTCTACTACGAAATTTAATTCAAGTAGTGGAACTACTCCAACAACAACCGACAACACTGGAGGCGGTAGTTTAAATTCTGCAACACAACCACCAAGTTTTAATGTTGTAGGTCAATCAGGATTTAACCAAGTGGCTGGAGCGTTGTCAGGGCAACAACCAGTACAAGCATATGTAGTAGCTGGTAACGTAACAACAGCACAACAACTACAAAACAATACAATTACACAAGCAACTTTTTAAAATAAAATACAATGGATATAATAGAATTAATATTAGATGAAAATAGCGAAGGGCTAACTGGAATCGAAGCCATTTCAATCGTAGAATCTGGCGCAATTGAAAGCGACTTTATTTCACTATCAGAGCAAGAAATAAAATTGGCTAAAGTAGATGATGAGAAGCGTTTACTAATGGGAGCTGCTTTAATACCTAACAAACCAATCTTTAGAAAGAACGGAGAGAATACTTTTTACGTTTACTTTTCTGAGAAAACAGTCAGGAGAGCAAGCGAGTTATTCTTTCAAAATAGTATGCAGAACAACGCAACCTTAGAACACGAAATGGAGATTAACAATTTAACCGTTGTTGAATCGTGGATTGTTGAAGATACTGAAATGGATAAATCTAAGAAGTATGGTTTAAGTGTACCTAAAGGTACGTGGATGATTTCAATGAAAGTAGAAAATGAAGAAGTATGGAATGATTATATAAAAACTGGAAAAGTTAAAGGTTTTAGTATTGAAGGTTATTTTGCAGATAAAGCACAAGTTAAAGACCCAAGTTTAAAATCACAATGGAGCAAAGAGTTAGAAGCTATTGAAGAAGCTGAGGCTGAATATATGCTTAGTAATATTAAGGCATTAATCAAGAAAGATAAAAGAACTAAATCTGGTAAAAATATAGAATTAGAAAGTTATAACGATTATCCACAAGCAGTTAGTAATAATGCTAAAAGAGGTATAGAACTAAATGAAAAAGTAAATAATAAATGTGCAACACAAGTGGGTAAAATAAGAGCACAACAATTAGCACAAAAAGAAAACATTAGTTTACAAACTTTAAAAAGGATGTATTCATATTTAAGTAGAGCGCAAGAATATTATGATGAAGGCGATAAAGAAGCGTGTGGTACTATTAGTTATTTATTGTGGGGTGGTAAAGCTGGTTTAAGATGGAGTGAAAGCAAGTTAAAAGAATTAGGAGAAATTAATTTATCTTCTTTGGTAGTAGATGAAACTTTTGCAATTATAGATGATAGGTTAGCTTACAGCACACAAGAAAAAGCTGAAGAGATGGCATTGAATATAGATTGTGAAGGTTTTCACATTCACGAGTTTGAGGGTAAAAAATGGTATATGCCTTGTAAAGAACATAAATTAAAATAATTATGAGAAGTAAAAAATTTAAAACACCAAGTAATACATCACCTAAAAATACAAAGCGTGGTTGCTTGTGTCCAGATGGCAAAAGATATAGTAATAAGTGCTGTGATGGTAGCCTACAAGCACAAGGTATAGGTTCTATTACTGGTAGTAATTAAGCGTTTTTAATAAAAGTTTCACCATTTACTACATATTCTATAGGTTTGGTCATCCAAACTTTAAATTTGTAATTTTCACTTTGATTTAAATAAAAATTTTGTTTATCAATGTGTTTTTGTATGTTTTGAGGTTTTACAAAAAGTATTAATGTTTTGCTTATTAATTTTTTACCTGTTTTTAAATCAGTTGTTTCAACAACTTCTGTTTTATAAATATTATTATTATAAGCATAATCTAATCTTTTTGTTCTTTCTTCTTCTTCTTCGCCTTGTATTAAATAATCTCCTATAACTTCACAAATTAATTGATAATGAAAATCAGATGCAGTACTTGGGTTTAAATCAAATTCTAAAAAAGTATTGTAAACTTCTTTTTTAAAATCATCTCTTAAATCTTTCATTTTGTTATTGTATTCGTTGTTCCAAAAGTTTTTCATTGTGTTTGTTTTAATTAATTACAATGTAAATATAAATATAAATATTTAATAAACAAGCATTTTATAAAAAAAACTTTAAAAAAAATATAACAGTAAAGGTTTTCAAACGTTTATAGGTATATACTCAAATTATGAAAGCAAACGAAATACTAAACAAAATAAAAAATATTGTTGGTGAAAAAGTTAATCTTTCTGAAGAAAAAATAGAAATGGCTGAAATTACATTAGAAAACGGAACTGTATTAGTTGCAGAATCTTTTGAAGCTGGAAAATCTATATTTATTAAAACTGATGATGAGCAAATTGCTCTACCAGTTGGTGAATATAAATTAGAAGGTGATAAAATTTTAGTTGTATCTGAAGAAGGTTTAATTGACAGTATTAAAGAAGCTGCTGAAGAAGAAGTAGTTGAAGAAGAATTATCTGAAGAATCTGAAGAAGTTAAAGAAACTGAATTAGAAGAAGATGAAAAAGAAGAAATGAACTATGTAACCAAAGAAGAGTTTACATCTGCTGTTGAAGAAATCAAAGCAATGATTGACGAAAAACTTGGTAACAAAGAAGAAATGAAGGAAGAAGTAATAGAAGATACAAAAGAAGAACTTTCTGCTGTTGCTCCTGAACCTGTAAAACATAATCCTGAAGCTGAAGTTGATAATAAAGTGAATTTTCATATTGCAAGCAATAGAACACAAACAACGAAAGACAGGGTTTTTGATAAAATTTTTAACAATAATTAAATAAAATAAAATGGCGACAACAACAAGTATAACAAGTACTTACGCTGGAGAATTTGCAGGTAAATATATTTCTGCTGCTCTTTTAAGTGCTAACACAATTGATAAAGGCGGTATTGAAGTAATGCCAAATATCAAATATAAGTCTACTATGAAAAAAGTAGCTACTGATGCAAACGTAATTAAAAACGCTTCTTGCGATTTTGATGCAACTGCTACAGTAACATTAACTGAGAGATTACTACAACCAGAAGAATTTCAAGTAAACTTACAATTTTGTAAGCAAGACTTTATTTCTGATTGGGAAGCTGCTCAAATGGGATATTCTGCATTTGATAAAATGCCACCTAAGTTTTCAGATTTCATTATTGGCCACGTAGCTGGTTTAGTAGCTGAAAAAACTGAGCAAAACATTTGGGAAGGTGTTAACGCAAACGCTGGAGAATTTGATGGATTAGTAACTTTAGCTTTAGCTGATGCTGATGTAGTAGATGTTGCATCTCACGCTGCTGTAACTGCTGCTAACGTAATTGATAAATTAGGTTCTATTGTTGATGCAGTACCTTCTGCACTTTACAATAAGGAAGATTTGGCAATTTACTGCAGCCAAAATATTGCAAGGTCTTATGTGAGAGCTCTCGGCGGTTTTGCTACTTCTATTGGTTCAAATGGTGTTAACGCACAAGGAACACAATGGTATAACGCTGGTGGACAACTATCTTTTGATGGTGTGAAAATCTTCGTTGCTAATGGATTAGCTGATGATACTGCAATGGCTGCTCAAAAGAGTAACTTATATTTTGGTACTGGTTTATTAAACGATATGAACGAAGTAAAAGTTCTAGATATGAGTGACCTTGACGGTTCGCAGAATGTTAGAGTAATAATGCGTTACACAAGTGCTGTAAATTACGGAATAGGTTCTGACGTTGTTCTTTACCACGCTTAATAAATTAATTAATAACAAGGGAGTTGAAATGCTCCCTTAATTTAAAAAAAATAATATGGCTTGCGATTTAACAGCTGGTAGAAAAGTGCCTTGTAAAGATGTTATTGGTGGTATAGTAAGAGCTTGGTTCGTTGACTTTGGAGACTTAGGAACTGTAACTAAAGTAGACGATGAAATCACCGATTTATCTGGTACATTTACTTGCTTTCAATACGATTTAAAAGGTACAAACAGTTTAGAAACTGCTATTACCTCAAGTAGAGAGAATGGTACAACATTCTTTGAAGAAACATTAACTTTAACACTACCTAAATTATCTAAAGAAGATAATAAGGAATTAAAACTTATGGCTTACGGAAGACCTCACATTGCTGTTGAGGATAGAAACGGTAACTTTTTACTATGCGGATTAGAGCACGGTATGGAAGTAACTGGTGGAAGTATAGCTACAGGAACTGCATTTGGTGATTTAAGCGGTTACTCACTAACATTAACTGGTCAAGAACTTGAGCCAGCTAATTTTATTAGTGGGGGTACTGCTGCTGACCCTTTTGCTGGAATGAGTTCTGCAACTGTAACTGTAACTGTAGGTACGAATAGTTAAAAAATACGCGATTAATATAATTGTGTGATTCATAATATATAGTTTGATTGGAGGGGAGAAAGTGATTAGTCTCCCCTTTTTTATTAAAAAAATATGCAAATATTAACTACAAGTGGTTCACGAATTATTAACTTTATACCAAGAGAAACAATTTTAGGTACTAAAACTTATAAATTAGTGATAAAGTCAGAAGCTCAAAATAAAGTTTTATTTACAGATGTTAATGCAACATTTGCTGAATTAGATTACTATTATCAATACTCAACTACTCAAGCATTAATTGAAAACAATTACTATACTATTACAATCACCAATACAACAGATAGCACAATAATTTTTAAAGATAAAATGTATTGTTCAGACCAAACACTTTCAGACTATGAAATTTCAAACGGTGTTTATATAGAACAAAGCACAGGAGACAATCAATTTATATATTATGGATAATCTACATTTAATACAATTAGGCCAATATGAAAGGCCAACAATCACAGAAGAACGCAACAAGGATTGGGTATCTATAGGTGATAATAACGACTATTACCAAAGTTTGATAGATGCCTATATGGATAGCACAAC